GAATCGAGGATAACCTTCCCTGCTCTTTGGCATTGGGGCTACTTCCCCGCCACCTGACATTCGAGGATAACCTTCGCGTCTGTTTCCAATAATTGGTGGTTTGCTGACTTTGTTTCCGCCTTGAGCAGCGGCTTTGCGTTGATATGCTGGTTGATTAACTGGGTTGGTCATATCTAGATCGCCAATTCGATCTTCAATGCCTTCGTCATACTGATCATGCTTGTCACGAATACGAGCCATGGTTGCCTTGCTGGCACCTTCACGTCCGGCCTTTTGCAACGCTTTCATACCGTCAGCGCCGTATTTCTTTTTGCCAATAGCAGCTTGGAATGCTGATTCGTCCATGTCGCCTTCTTCTAACTTGCCTTGAGCCTTGAGTTTGTTGCGTACTGCACCAGCCACACGTTCGCCGGCGGCCTTGCTGCCATAACGCTCGCCTGCATCATTGGCAATCTTGGCAAAGTTCTTGCCTGGCTTGCCTTCGTCACGCTCATTCAACTGCTTGTGTGTGGTCTCTGGCTTCTCGCGAATACTGTCCAGCTTTTTGTTTAAGTCGTAAAAAAATGTCATTTGAATTATCCTCTTGGGTTACGGCCAGTAGCTGGCTTGGGTGGACGCTTGACGTTGGTCATGGGGCTTGTGTCGCCCTGTGGCAATTCGTTTGTGGTCTTGGCAGGAGGTGTTTTCTCTCCTGCAATGGTGAAATTGGTACGATATGCGTTCTTCAGTACAGCATGGTCATATGGACCAGTTGCATAGTCTTTGCTCAAGGCTTTTTGTTGAGCATCTGGCGCAGGATAAGGTGAGTCCAACAAGTCTTTGTTCTCATCTTCAATCTTGTTGTTTTCAATATCAAGACTTTCTTCATATGGTGTGGCCATCATCACAATGCGATTTGGATCCAGTTTCAACAACTGTGCCAGTTGTTTGATTTGTGGCTCAATGGCCGGATACTTGAATTCCACATCCACAATCTTCATTGGCTGATTGGGAAATGCTGGGAAGTCCGGGATCACTTTGCGCACCGGGGTGCTCTTGGGGTCACTCATTTTGACAACGTCAAATTGCGCACACTTTTCCTTGAGTTCCTTGAAAAAGCCCTCAGGCACATCGCCAACTACTTTGATACGATAGTTGTATGTACGTTCGCTTTCGGCTAGGTATTTTGCAAATGGTTTCATGTTTGATATCCTGTTAACTATTTATTCTTTTTGCGTGTTTTGGCTTTTACCAATAATGCGTTCCAGCAAGTCATTGCGACTCAACACCACTCCGTGTGCTGTCTCTGCTGCTATTGCGGCATCGGGATCCTTGGCATCTAGTGCTTGTTGTTGTTGATCCAGGCGCATTTTCTTCATTTGCAGATCGATCATTTTGAGTTTCTTGTCCAGTTTGGCTGTTTTAGCTGTGATGGCATGGCCCAACATATTACTGGCCACACTAAAAATTTCACTGGCAAATCTGCTGTCGACTTGCATGCCCAGGTCCATGAGATCTCGGTAACTGTTTTTTGCTAGATCGCTTAATTCGTCCATTTCTGTGTCTGACGCTTCAAGACCACGCACAGCAGGCAATGCGCCATCAACTTTGTCAATGGCCTCGTCAATGGCTTGCAGGGTTTGTCTGTTGGTGGGTAGCGCGGGTATGCTGGAATCTACTTGTTCAGCAGTGATGGGAAGATCGAAAAGCTCTTCTAATTTTTTGGTCATGCCATATTTAGTGGCTCATGCTCGACCGTTGTGAAACATGTCTTGTTCGGTGATTACTCTGAACATCAGGCCTTGGCGTTTGCACCACCGGGTTGCTGCGTCCCACTTGGCGTAATTGATAGCAACCACAGCACGGTATCGACTGCTCATTTTGCTTTCCACTACACTTTGTTTTTTGGGTTTGATTTCGATCAATTCAGCTCGCACCTGGTTGTTTCTGGTGCGATAAGTTATCAAAAAATCTGGCACGTATATTGTTTGCTTGCCAGTTAATGGATGTCTGTAGGGTATCTGTACAGCTTCACTGGCCCACTGCAACACATTGTCGTTGCTGTCGCAGAACTTCATGAAGCTGAACTCCCAGCCCGACCGATATCGTGGGTCGCCCTTGCCCACATACTTGGCGCGATTGACCACGGTGTATGTGCCCTGTGCCCACTTGGCCATTATTGCACAACGTTTCTAGCCGGATAAAAGTTTGGCACAACAGGAATGCCCACGCCCAACAGTGTAGCGCGGCTTCTAATGCTGTTGAGATAATAGGCCATGTTGATGTTCAAGTCCAGTTGTTCACCACTGGCTTGAAACACTTTGAGCAATTCCAAGGGTGGTATTTTTGTGTCTTGCGCAACCTTGAACAGGCTCACCGTGAAGTTGTCAGCGGCTTGTTTTGTGGTCATCACTGACTTGAAATAGCTGTTGACTACGTCATAGTCGCCCACAGGAATGTCAACGTCGTAGTCATAGAACGTGTCAAAAACCCGAACTGTTTGATCAATGTTGTAGTTGGTGTAATTTATACTGCTCATAATCAATTAGTTAGTTGGGGGGTTCTGTGGGGTGGGATAATACATACCACTGGCGCGACCTGGAACTTGGCGCATGGCCGCAGGCACGGCACCTTTGATTACTTGATTGCCCAGAGACACTGCTTCGTTCACAGCAATGCTCTTTAAATTTTTGCCCTTGAAAGTATTGTAGGCTGTGCCGGCTTTTTGCGCAGCACCGATCAGACCCATTGGCCCACCAGCGGTCAAATCTTCTATGATACCTCCGGCTGCATCCAGCAAGCCACCTTGTCCCATGAAGTTGGCACGACTGCCAGGTCTTGAAATTGGACTCAGGGTTTGATCATAGTGACTTGGATCAGCAAAGCCTCTGACGTTTTGATCTGGTCTTGGTTGACCCACTGCACCTGCATAGTACTTCACAGTTTCGTAGGCAATGGTCATGGTGTTTTGCATTATGCCCGAGCCTTCTGAATAGGAATACTGATCATGACTCCAGTTGGTGATCAAGGGGTTGATCAACACATAGGTAGCTGTCTTGTGTTGGTCAAACCCGGTGATTTGAATGTCTCGGAAAAACGGAGGTTTGCCTGATGCACTGCTGGTGCCATCATTGTAGGATTCGCCGATGTAGCCCCAGTCGTTGACATCGCCTATGCGTTGATTGCTGTAGATGTCCTTGGCATTGTAACCAAATCCAGTGACTTTGTTGGCACTTTCACCAAGACTGCCGTTGGTGGGACTGGGTTGCAGATATTGTTGTGCGGCATCCTTGTAGTAGTAATTGTAGTAGGCATACCACATTTTACGCACATTGTCGCCACCGTCATCGTGAAATGTCAATACTACAGGATCATAGTTGATCTTGGTTTGAACCACACGTTTGCGATTGTATTGATTTAGAGTTTCGTTGTTGATGGTAAACTTGGGCAAGTCCACAGTCTTGACCACGTAGCTCAATTGTGTTTGATTGTTGGCAGCTAGATACCCACTCAACCCTGGAATTTCATTGTTGATTGTAAAACTCACATGAAAGAGAAACTTGTATCTGGGTTTTAGTTCAAATGAGTTTGGGGTAAAGACTTTGCTTGCGTGAGTGTAGTCACGCAAAGCATTGACGTTAGTAAATCCTTGCCAGAATTGCTGACCAAATGTTGGCATTGCCTAGCCCTTAGGCGCCTGTGCCAACACCTGTTACTGCGCCACCAACTGTGCGTCCGAGTCCGCTGGCAATGCTACCAACACCACCCTCGTTAACTGAAGTCCTGGTTTGTGCAGCATTATCATAAGCAATGGTCATGTTGATTGTGACACCTTCGTTGGTGCCATAATTCAATTCACCATAGTCAGCACCTTTGAGGTAGCAACCATACAATTCCCACTGCTCAAGCACAGTAGGAGTGTCTGCGCCGTTGCCGCCGTCAAGAATTTGAATGGTGGTCAGAAACTTGTAGTCAATACCAGCTGCGGCACTGGCTTGTTCCAAGAAGTCCAATTGCTTCTGTAATTGTTCGCCAACTAGAGTCATCACGCTGCCTGAGGCATCATCACGAACTGAGCAAGCAATGTCTGCCCATGTGTGACGTCCAGCCAGTTTCAATGTTGAGTTGTAAATTGGTAATGCGATTTCTTCAAATGTTAGATTTGGTCTAGCCACGCTGACAACTTGTTTGGTTAATTCTGTTGTGGTGTTACTTACACCAAAATTTTCAAACAACACTCTAAATCTATATTTGAGTTTGGGCATCAACAGGCCCTGAGCACTAGCGGATTGATCGCTTGCTAAGGGTACTGTCATTCTGTTTAGTGATGCGCTTGCCATTTGTCTTTTCTCCTATATGTTTATTTACCTGAACTGGAGACCGAAAAATCGGCCCCCTTGTTCGTTATTGTCCGGCAGCAATAGCTCCAGTATTCTTGATACGCAACGGAATGTAGATGAATTCCACTGCTTTCACTGGTTCAATTGCAATGTCTACCCACAATTCATTGCGGTCAATACGTGCAGGAGTGTTGTTGCTCAAGTCACAAACAACTAGGTAATCGTACAAGGCTCGCTTGGCCACCAAGTCAATCATCAAACTGTTTACACTATTGGTGATCTGATTACGTGTAATTGTATCATTGGGTTCAAACAGATATTGTTTGCCAATTTCTTCCAGGCGACCACGCAAGAACGCAACCAGTCGTGCCACGTTGATGCGATCCAGGGCCGAGGTTGTTGTGGTACTAGTCTTGTTACCGAAGTTGGTGATACCAATTCCAGGAATAAACGTAATTGGGTTGATATTGCGCTCATACAGAATGTCACGCACAGCTTGGCTCACACCAATCTGATTGAATTCGCCTGTGGCTGCATCAATATAACCAATTGCTGTTGCGTTGTCCACAACACCACGACGTGTACCAGCTGGTGCCAACCATGGATAGCTTGCAGCATCGCTGCGCAGGATTGTGCGAACCATCATGTGGCTTGGGGGTTGTACAACTGTGTTGCCGCTTAGATCTGTTGTGGTGCAACTTGGATAGAACACGCCGCAATAATTGCTGGTCAGGATGTTGCCATCTTCGTTGGGTTGGCCCAATCCATTGTTGTTTGTGGCAAACGCCACCAGGCTGGTACCATCTGGTCCCAAACGCATTGGTGTATCGCCCACAACAAACAATGTGTTGTTGCGCTCGTTGCTGAGTGCAATCATGTTTGGTGTCAACTCTGG